CCAAATAGTTCCTGCTGCAAAATTAGCGCCTGTTGGTTGAGAAGCAGAATAAATAACTGGAACTAACTGCTCTCCTCTGGTATAAACAAACCCACTTGAGTCTATTCTTGTAATTACTGTTGAAGAAGAGTTTTGAGCCTCTAATAAATTCGCTGTTTGTCCTGATGTTGCCTTTATTACAAGGCCTTTAACATTAGTAGCGGATGGGATAATTGTAGACCCACCAACATCAGAAACATACTCATCATATACGTCTTTTAAACCATACTCAATATTTGCAAGGCGGTCTTTTAAGGTATTCCAATTAGTTGTAGCAAAATCAACTGCTCCAACCCATCCAGAACCTACGGCAACATCTGTGCCCAATTCGGTTTGTACAGCAACTACTTCTTCTTGAAGGTTATTTACGTGTGCGGCAAGAACGGTATCCGTGAAGTCTACCTTGGTGGTAAACGACCTAACCGTTGTGGGGTATGACGCTGTCACTATCCTCTTCCTTCCAGACCTATCGGTCTATTTTCTTAGGTTTGCCCCCTATTTACCTGCTGAACTCAGGCTATCTGGTTCATAGTTACTATCAAAGAGGGTATTGCTGGAGAGGGAGAAGATGCTCCATTTGCCTCTAAAGCAATGTTGGTCGTAGTAGTAGACCAGGCTAATTGGACATATTCGTCATATTTGAGATTTACAAAAAAGTTCCAGGCTGCTACAGCATAGTTTCCAGAACCGATATTTAAAGAGGTTGAAGAGTTGGCTACAGACGTGCCATTCTTTTTTAACCAAATGTAAATGTTATTACCAGGCCCACCGCCTCCACCAGTTCTATGATGTAGTTGGGCGGAGAATTGAAGGTTATATGTTCCGGTTTCTTTTACAGTAAACTTAGAACTGTCAACTACAGAAATGCCTTCTGAAAAATCAGTGTTGTTCACAGTCATTATTTTTTCAGTGTTTATTGCTGTGACAGTCTGGTCAGCAGAACTAAACCATGAACCATATGCAAAAACTCCTTGTGGTTCTTCAGAGAATTCGCCTATCCATACTGGATATTCTGGGTCTCCACCAACATAAACGATGTATACGCCAGTTCCTATTGCTGGAGGACGTTTAGTAGAAATTACAGGCCAAATCCAATTGGTAACAGACTCACTACTAAATGATGTAGATTGAACCTTCACCTTTAATCGCCGTAAGTGTAGTGGGTCTCTGTTATCTACAACTACCGCTCTATAAATTCCTTGTAATCTTTTTATAATATCCATTATGCAAGGTTTACGTTGGCTTCTTTTAGTCTAAAAATTTCATCTGCTCCACTTACCAGTGATGTTTCTAGAGTTACAGGGTCTCCATCTAAGTGAAAAGAAGTTACTTTTGCAGTTTTAACTCCAGGAACTTGTTGAACTGAGTATTCGATGTCTTGAGGATAAATGGTGTCCTCAAAATCCATACCAGTGTAACCAAAGTCAATCAAAAGTTGGTTTTTAATTGCTGACTCTACTTCGGCTTGAGTGTACTGGTCTAACTTTGTGTAATCAACACTGACTACAATGTCCACATATACTGGAGGAGAAACTGTTACTGAAGTTCCCAACAATATTTTGTCAGAAAGATAACTTTCTACGTCTGTCTGTAGATTGTCCCATTCAATAGTTGGATTTCCTAAACTGTCTAGTCCTGGACTTTCGTCTGCATCTGTCACGTTTCTTGTTGGCGCAATGTAAACGGTTACAGAAGTCCAAACTGCAGCAGTGGCATTGGCTTTTCCTACTCCAGTAACAGCCAAAGATAAATCTGCATAATCTTGCAAAGTTACCGCTCTGTTATTGGCGCGAAGCGCAAGTGCAGCAGAGGTTCTTATTTGGTCTGTTGATTCTGGGTCTGAGCCTCCAAGAGCAACATCAGGGTTGTTTACCGTTATAGCGCTTTGAATTGCAGATATCTGTATTTCTGATAAACCAGGCAAGTAATCAATAGTAGTAAGAGTGTCGTCATCAACATTTCCTTCAGCGCCTCCGCCAACTATATACCGTGCTCTAATTTCAGAGTAGAGAGTAGGTATTACTCCTGACACACCGTCTCCAAATGTAATAGTGACTATGTCATCGGCACTTGTTTTTGCTGTAAATACTTGGTCAGTAGGACCGTAGTCAATAACATGCTGAACTTGAGTCCATTTTGTATAAATATCGCCATCTTGAACATATATCTCAATGCTTCCATCTACTACAGGCGTTTCACTAAGTTCAAACACCATGCCCGGTTGACCATCGGAGGTTCCAATTAACTCACCAAACTCATTAGTGCTTTCTGCTATTAGTGTAATAGACCTTCCATGATTTGCTGAAACTGTTTCTGTTCCAGGAACTGCACCTACTGCTGCTGGCACTACGGCATCTGCTTGAGTTGTAAAGTAAATGGTACGAACAGTGTCAGCAATAACAAGTTCTCCAGTTATCACCGTTCCTTCTGGAATAGTTACTTGAGAAGCAGATGAGTTACTGAACTCTAAATCAACGGTTGCTTGACGATAGCCTGCTGGTATATACCCATATACCTGAGCAATATTTAGCACGCTCTCTCTTTGAGTAGCCGTGGTTAAGAAGGCTTCGTTTACGCTTCTATCAATATAATAAGAAAGAAGGTCGCCCATGTACGCAAATGCTTCAACAAGCGCAACTCCAAAGTCTGCTGGGTCAGAAGCAGTCCAATTAGGAACTCTATCTTGAATACGAGCAATTAGTTCTTCTCGTATTGAAACGTAGTCCTTACTTGTGTAATCAAAAGCAATAGGAATATTGGATGGAGGTGTTACTGTCATAGCGTCTCCTCATAAGGAATTAGGTTGCCGTCTAATGCTATAAAGCCGATAGTTGTTGAGACTACCTCTTCATTTGGCAGTGCATAAACAACCTCAACATTTAGGGTATTAGTGTACTCGTCAAATACACTCGAGACAGTCTGGAGGGCCAGTCTAGGCAGTTGAGTTGTAAACGAGGTAGATACAAGGTTCTGAACGATTCCTTGAGCATCGCTTTGGTTTTCAAAAACTGCCAGTGGGATATCCGTTCCAAAAAGGGGGCGCATAACTCGTTCGTTTAGTGCTGTCCCAACCACTGACCTTACTTTATCGGCCCAAATTTTTGTTTGGTCCGAGGTTTGAGCCACTCTTCCATAGGGGTCTATAGAAAAGGGCAAAGATATTGCGACCTCTTCCTTTTTTATGGTTCGATACTGTGTAGTCATCTACCTTCCCATCTTCTTGGCGTTATTTTAAACCCAGAGTCCGTCTGCTTTATCATTGCAGAGGGAGCACTTATTCTTGTTTTGGTGGGTTTACTTACGTCTTCAAATAAAAGTTCAAATTGAATGTTTCTTGTTGGAAAAGACGACGCGTTTTCTGGTCTTGTTGAACTGCCTTTATTTTTTCCAGTGCCGTCTGTCATACAGGAAAACACAACCTCGTATTTTCCATACCAAGTAACAAAATGTTCTGCTTTTGTTATTATCCAGTACCCGTCTGTCACTTCTCCAGTACCACGGACATCTATGGTTTTATAAGGCTCAATTCCTGGGTCTCCTTGTCCATGACCCTCCGCAAACACTGAGTAAGCAGACAGTTTTGACTGAGCATCAGCCATAGTTCTAGCCATATTGGGATTTATAGAGATAGTAGTAGACAAAGATTCTTTAAATAAAGGTTCCTTTGTCTCTTTTCGTATTGCTCTCCACTTATTAGGAGAAGAAGACGAAGCAAAAGTCTTAGCAGTCAAGGGGTCAACACCAGATATGTTTTTTTCTCTTTTATTGAACATAGAAAACGCAGTAGCATCGCCAACTGCAGGAACAAACGAGTCTAATTTTCTTTGATATATAGAAGCATACATCGGTAACTCAACGTCTTCGGCGCTCATTACTGGAGCCTGAGTAGAGAACTGGTCAACCATTATGTCAAATGGATGAAAGTGAAGTTCTGTTCCATAGACTTGAGCGACATACCCTATTCTTCTAGCAAGTTCTTGTATTTTTTCCCAATAAGTATGGTTAACCATAGACTGTTGACTAAATACAGTTTTACTAGGCGTAACTTTTGCTTTTAATTTAAATTGTTTTGCAATTTCTTCAACAATTTGAGTTGCTGACTTGTTTACCCATATTTTATTAGAGGTTTCTTTCAAAGCAAAAGATGCTCCAACACCTTTAACTATTACCTCTCTGTCTGGAACTTTTTGAGTTTTTACCTCTACTTGATAGACATATCCCGTAAATTTGCCTTTCAAAGAGTCGTTCACCCACTCTACGACCATTAGTGTTCCTGTTTTTAGTGTCTTGGCATAAAAGGGAGATTGGTACGAAAATTTAACCTCAATTATGTCTTGTTTTCCTATTTCTTGAACAAGGTTAAAGTTTTTTGCTTGTTCATTAAATGTTGGAAAATCAGGAAAAGTAACAGTAAATTTAGTGCCTAATCTATTTTGTAATTCTTTATTCATTAGGAATCCTCAACAGAGTTCCAGGCTCAATAGTTGCTGGGTCTATAATATCTGGATTAAAGTCCATAATTCTCCACCATAAATTGGGATTACCCAAAAATGTATTAGCCACAATATCTAATCGGTCTGTTTCAACCCAGGTGTACAGAAAATAGTTAGCAAGTTCAGTAGGAAATTCTCTAAACACAGAAACTTGATACTTTTTACTACGAGAATCTTGAGCCTTATACAAAAGTCCATCTACATATCTGCTATCTAAATAAATCATGGGTTACCTTCTTTAAAAGTAGTTTTTCCAGGCTGCAAAACTGAAGCGTTGTCTTGATTAGGATAATCAAGCAACCTTCTACAACTAAGTCGTACTGTTGAAAAAAGAGGCACCATTCTGTCGTTAAAAATAGTGTGGTTTACATCTATTGAATCAATAATAATTCTGTATCTCATAGAGTCTCCAAGGTGGAGTTCTAAGAGAGCCAACCGTAAATACGCCCAGTCCGCTGTTTTTATGTCAAATTTGTTTGTAAACCTGCCTCCTGGACCATGTATAACTCTAAAAAAGTATTCGAGGTCATACATAGTTCCTTTTTTATAAATTTCTTTTAAGTCTTCTGCGGATACAGCATCTGGATAGGGGAATCTATCAAGAAGACTTGCTTGTTGTGCAAGATTACGTTGATTTAAATCAGTGTCAAATAGTGTTCCGGATACATTTTCTGAACGTTTTTTAAATTGAGAGGTTAGCCCATTTTCATCAATGTAATTCATGTCTTCAATTCGATTTAATATTAAGGTAAAACTTACAGAGGCTGCAGTAAGGCCCGATGAAACTGGCAGAGTTTCATCTTTTGCAATAAATTGAGGGTCTACTTCA